CGTATGTGAATTCAGGGTGCAGGCGAATGGCCGAATATTCCACGCTGGTCATTTCGACCACCGCCCGACGATAGCTGTTGACGGTTGTCGGACCCTTGGAATGGTTTGGTGCGGTGACGAAATAAGCCTCGATCTCCGCGCCATCGAAGCTCGTGCCTTTGTCCGCTTGGTAAACCATGCCGTCATCGTCGCAAAGGTAAATAGTGTCGTCTTCTCCTGTGAATACACAAGAGATATTGAAGGGATATTTAAAGGGGCCGAAGTAATACACCGGCACCCAGTCAAGCCCTTGTTTTTCCGAGGACGCGGTGGCAATCAAGCCAGTCCCGTCGCTGCAATAAATCCGATACTGATTCCTGGATCGATAAGCCGCCGACCCCACGATCTTGGTCCGGATGGTGTCGATTGCCGGTTGCACGGACCTTGAAACCGTGTGCTGGTCGAAGTTGCCGTAATTCTGGCCTGGCAGAATACGAATAACACCCATCTCTCCGACGGCCAGGCAGGTGTTACCCAGGTTCTGCACCGAGTATTCCACTCCACCACCGTCTGGTGAAAGAGTGGTCATTGAAAAAGTGCTGTAAGAGGTGCCCGAGATCTGGTAAGTGCTGCGTTCGGCAATTACCCCAAGAACTTCGTGGGCCAGGGGAATAATTCCGGTAATCTCATCACCGATGCCGATCTCGTCAGCGCCGGTTAGGAGGGTCCAGGAATATGGTTCCCCTAGTCCGGAATGCTGCAATGAACCGCGAAAGGTGAGCCATAGGTGTTTTTGGTGGCAGGCGACGTGAGAGGGCGTGTCAACGGTCATGCCCGTGGTAATGGGCACCAGGACCGTGCCGTCAAATTCAAAAGCCCGATTGACCCCATCGCAACCATACATTCTCCTGGTATCCGCCGAGCCGGTGAAGTTGTAATTTGCCGTCTCCACCCGTCCGCCGGGCGATAGGGTTATCGCCGTGGCCAAGCTGGTTGCCGTGGCCTGCGTTACCCCTCCCACCTGCAAGGCGTTGGTGGCGTCAAACGTTCCGGTAATGGTGCCGAGGACCAACCGCCCCGCCGCATCGGCGTCCCATACCCCGGATTCAAGTACCGCTCGTTTCACTACCGCCGAGGCACCTGAAACCAACTGCGAGACCGTATCCCCGTCCGCGATGGTGCCAACTCCGGTAGAGAAGGAAATTTCGTTGAAAAGTCACCTGCTCCCATCCGGATGTGGTTGCTTTCCACAGGTTCATGGCGGTGGCGTTCAGGTTGTCCCGAAAGACATACACTACTCCAGCAAGTTTTCCGCCGCCTCTGATCGGACCCGAGCCCGTAGGTTTGGCGATATCGCCTCGGTATTCATCGGCGGCCAGATTCATGGCCACGGCGTTGTCGTAACTCTCCGCGCAACCCTTGAGAATCGGTGGCCCGCTCAAGGCGCCTACCGGTACCCCGCCAACCGTCAGATTTTCATCCGCAGTATAAGTCCCGGCAACCCTGGTGATCATAAGAGCTGCATCTTCCGCAACGATCACCGTGCCGTAGGCACCGGAGGCGGCACCGGTTAAAATATCACCTGTAGATACCGTGGCGGTCAAGCTCACATCGCAGTGATAGTAAACCGCATCGGAAGGCGCGGCTTGGCCGTCGAACCGCTCACAACCGTCAATCCGTTTCATGCCGCCGTTGTCGCCCGGCTCGTAGTTGTACGATACCGTTACTTTCCCGGGCGACAGGGAGAGCACTGGTGTTACCAGGTCCAAACCACCGGATATCTTGGTGTATTCCGTATTCATGCCAAAGCGGGTGCCTCTCCCATGGTTGGGAGTTGGTCGTTTTCCAGGGCGAACAAGACCTGTTTATATTCTCGTTCCGCGTAACCCAGAAGATTCGGATCTTCCATGAATCGGGCATAAAACATTAACGCCCGCCAGACAATCGCCACATGAAAATCGGCCGGGAAAATCGGCTCATTCAAGTCGGCGGTCATGGTCCTGGCGGTGTAATAACACTCACCAGTTATGGTGTAGACATCATCCGGCACCGGCCAGATGGATAAGCTTTTATTGGGCTTGACACTGAACTCGATGGGCCGACCGGTGACGTTGCGGTTTGAGCCTAGAAGCCTGGTATCCCGATAAATATTCCAGGGGATGTGACACAGCCACTGCTCATCGGTAGTCGAATCGAGATAAACCCGGCAGGAATCGAGCTTCCAAGTCTTCACCGCTGTCAGCTGAATTGCCGCCTTGGTATAGTCGGCGGTGCCCGAGATGGTATCGAAGCTGAAATCGTTTCGAAGAAATTCCCAGTCTGTATGCAGATTCTGGATATCTTCATAGGCCGTATCGCTCCACTTGACCACCTCGCCCAGCTCACCCGTCTGGTTGAGCGTGGACGACGGCCCGGAACCCGCCAGGGCGGCTTCGAGTCTGATTCTCTGGCAGATTTGTAGGCGGTTCACGGCTCGCCCAGGACCCTTTGCAGCCAGGCATAACCGTCCGGGTTGCGGTCGCGCATTTCGATATTGTGCAACAGCGCGGGGGTCTTGGATATCTTGGCCGCACGGTTACCCTGAAAATCGACATATTCAGGGGTCGTGATGTAATCCTTCTTGGCTCGGGCCAGAACTTCCACATATTTCCGCCTTACCTTCGTCCAGACCCCCCGTTCGATAAGTTGCGGTCGGCCGTTGTTGCCCACATCGATAAACTGCTCTTCATGTGCGTTGCCGGTTTTTGGAATGATGACCTCAACAAACTCATCCATAAAGGCTAATTCCTTGACCTTGGTTTTCCACCTCGGAGTATCGCAAATTTCGATATCGTCCACCGGCAACTCGCCGGCAGCGGGATTATATTCCTGTGGTTGACCAATCTGCTCTTCGCCTGAAGAAACACTGCGTTTACCCATAATCGCACCTCAAAAATTGGCCCCTCCGAAGAGGGGCGCTCTGGTTAACTGGTCTGCGGCCGGTCGGGCAACGCCATAACCGACACAAAGGTGTTGGTGTGCGCGGTGGCGGCCGAGTTCCGGGCACCGTCGGCGGTGGTATTGCTTGAACCGAACACATAGGACGCGCCACTGGTGTAATCACTGGCCACCTTGACCACCACATATCCAAAGGGGCAGAAATCCTTCGGCATGGGCGGGAACTGCGGCGGTACCAGGAAAGAGCCGGCGGTGTACGTGGTCGCGTCGGTGTCCAGTTTGGCAGCCGGACCCTGCGCCATGCGCAAAGTGGTGGATTCGCTGGACGTTGCGCCAATGAGAATCACCGCGCCATAGCCCGGTTCAATGCCCGCCACGTTTTCCCCGGTATTCAGGTCGGTCAGGGACGGCTGGACATCGGCCACGGCGGCCTGGGTATATGCCTTGCCCTGGATGCAATAATAGGGCTCCACACCCAACGTCAGAGTGGTGGTATTGCCGGCGGCCAGGGCGCAATCAAGATTGCACATGGTCAGGCCGGTAAGATCGAGTTTGCTGATCATTTGCTTGCTCCTTTTTCATGGTTTTCCAGTAACCCCCAGGCTGCGCCGACCACAACGGGGCCGTACGCCTTGCCGATAAGGGTCTTGATTGTGCCGATTTCCTCGACGGTGTACTCCTCTTCGCCTTTGTAAATGCGCTGGGCAAGCAGATACCTCTGCGCTTTCTCTTCACCCGACAGATTTTTTTCATCGGGGATTACCGCCAAAAGCGCCTCAAGAGCAACACTTTTCAGCGTGACAGCGGTGCCGTTTCCTTGCAGTGGAGCGCCAGCAAAATCGAGAAGTTCCCGCCCAAAAATCATCTTCATTTCCTTTTACCTCCTGCGGGTATTCCTGGAAAAATCCACGGGCGGACCGGCCAGGTTCCGGCTTTTCGGGTCGTCGCCCTAGCCCGTGGAATTCGACTATCCTTTCTCTTTAGTCTTGGCTATATCCACTCCTTATGTGCCAGCCTGGTTGTCAGACAGCGGAATGTAATAAACAGTCCCGTTGACCCGGCACTTCAGAAAAGCATCACAGTTGTTCAGCGCCACGGCGTTGGTCCGGAAAAAGCTCCCGTCGCCGCTCGTCACGCCGGTCACGTCGAACAGCAAGCCGTTGGCGTCGAACTCGGTTTCGTTCCCGCCCCACACATTCACTTCGGTAACGATTACCGGACGGCCCCCAACGGAAGCGCCTGCCATATTGAACTCGGCCTCGAATGCGGCATATTCGCCGCCCGAAGGCGCATCGGTGTCCGGCATCGTGACTTCGGCGCAAATCGCGCCGATAAGACCGGTCACTTCGCCTGAATTCGACAGGTCGATTTTTCCGAAAATGGCGTTGGCGTAAGTGCCAAGTGCGACATTGGAGGTCACTACACTTCGGAATGCTTCGGCTGATGCCCCGATACCGGTGTGGGTATGCGAGATATCCAGCGTTCTTTCTACCCCGGTAGTCTCGGCGTTGGTCTGGGTGATAACCAATTGGTCGGCACTTTGGTCCCAAGCCAATGAACAACCATTGGTTGCGCCGTAAGCGGTAAAATTTACACCCTTGGACCCACCAGAGGCGCCGATGGCGAGAGCACCGTTAGTATCACCGGAAGGATCCCAGAAAACCCCACAACCGGTAACGTCACCGTAGAGATTGAACATCAGCCCCTTGGTATCCGCGCCAATAAGCACGGATCCATTGGTGTCGCCATTGGCGTCGAATCGCACCAAGTATGCTGCAGTGGTGCCATACCAGACAAAATCACCGGCAGGGGTGCCGGAGGCACCGATTGTCACAGCGGCGGTCGAACACGCACCGGTAATGCTCAATCCGGTAGCCGTGGCCCCGGTGATGGCAATACCGGCCGTAGTCTGGTCGCCAATGGTGATGGCGGTGGTGTGATTACCGCTGATATTGATACCGGCAGTTGATCCAGTACCGGCCAGCGAGATAGCGGTTACTCCGCTGAATGCGTTGGTAATCGCAATACCGGTCGTGCCGTCAGCGGCGATGGTAATACCAGTGGTAAACGCCTCATCAATATACAGAGGATAGGCGTCCGACGAACCCGCAACCCGCTCCAACAGCTCAGAAAGAGCCCTTCTGGTTATCGGGTCGGTTACTTGGTTGATATATGCGCTTGTGTCATTTCCCATAATCAATCTCCTTTGTAGTTAGTGTTTCTCCTACTCCAGGAGATCGCTGACGGCCACTTCACCCACCGCCATCCAACCATTATTCAATACACCGCTGGTGTGCCAGAACTTTGCACCGATATATCCCCTCTGGCCGCCAGGGTCGGACTTCGATGCGGTCAGGGGTACCCAAATAGGCTGAAGGGCACTGAGCCCCCGCAATTCAACCTGCGCAAAAGCTTCTTTCGCCATCACCACAATGGAGTACACGTCTGCGTTTGCTCCCGTGGTGGACAACAAACCCAAACCAACAATCGATGCCCCGACGTCAGCGGTCGGACGCAATTCTGGAGAGGTCACAAAACGCACGTTCTCCCACGTGCCCAACTCACGGTCGGAGATGAGCGATTTCTGCCCGTACCGGGCTGTCTCGATAAAACCAGGTAGTCTCCTGATATCCTGTGAACAATCGGTGTGACAGCAGCAGACATAGGATGCTTCCACCGCCGACGAACCGTAGTTGACGCTCATCGAAAGCGCCGGCCGCATCAACTTGCCGTGGTTGTTTTCCAGCGAACGGGTAATTCGCTGCAAGAATTTTTCGGTAATCTTGCCGTCTACCGTAGTGCGTGAGGTGCCGCCTGAATAGAACTTGTTGGTGCAGGCTTTCATCCCACCCCAAATTGCCATTTCCCGGACCAGGCCCATACGCTCGCCGGTCTGTTCTTTCATAGCCGACTCGACGTCATCTTCGTAGAGGTTATACTGCTTGTCAGTGAAACCGTAGAGGGCCATGTACTGGTTGAGGGTGAAGGTCACATCCCGTGGGACGATCGTGTCGGCGGCCGGGGTTACGCCTTCCTGGGTAATATGCGCCAGGTAATCGACGGTAAACGTGTTGGGTGCCGAGGCCGTACCGCCGTAAGGCACCCACGAACGGACGATCAACGTCTCGCTCTTGTTTTTGGGCATTTTCAGGGCTTTACAGCCGGTAGTCAGAACCTCGGTTGGTTCCGCATGTCCAATAATCTCGCCCGCGAGTTTGTTTATCCTCGGGGTTGCGGTGTTGTACATCTGCATAGATTCACCTCATTAATCCGAGCCTCTTCCTGGCCGCCTTGCGACCGGCCTCGAATTCAGCTTCGGCACCTAAATTTTTCTTGGCCGGTTCCTGGGCCGTGCCACTTGGTGTCATGGCCCTGTTTAACCGGTCTTCCTTTTTCTTTTTGCCCTGACCTTGATTCCGCCAGGTGTCGAATTCATCGATTGCCCGAATTGCTACATCCGCATCAATTGTGCTGTCGTATTCGCGGCGCTTTTCCACCGGCAGGGTGCCCTTCCACAGCCCCCAATCCGGGCTGTTGCGTTTTTGCAACCAGTCGGGACGGGCCATGTTTACCAAGCGTCTGTTGAAATCCGCCGCCAATTCGACTCTTGTCTGATTCAGCCGAGAATTAAACTCTTCCGCCAGATTACCGGGTTCGGTAATACCACCCACAGTCAGGGCACCCAAATCATCAGTCAGAGCGTCAGCAATTTCGGGATATTCCTGTTCTAATTTCTTGAAACTTTGCCGAGTGATTTGACGGGTTGTTGCCAGCTTCTTCAGTTCCCCGCTAATTTCACCGTACCGGCCCTGGAGTTTACGAATTTCGCTGTTGAAAGACGTCTTTAAGTCATCCAGTTCACCGGCTTTTCCAAGCGCTGTTTTCACCTCATCCTCGGTTAATCCGAAAAATCTGCTCTCGGCCGGTTCGGCGGGGAGCTTTTCCCTGTCCTCGGCCGGTTCGGCGGGGGACTCTTCCGGTTGCTCTTTGGGTTCGGTTTTTTCAGGCTCGGGCTGTTCGTGTTCTGGCTTCTCTCCCATAACATTTCCGCGAGCCATGGCACGGCCTGCCTCGAAATCCTTTTCCGCTTGTTCCTTGGTTTGTTCTTGTTCTTTATCCTGTTCCATGGCTGCTCCTCCCGGCGGGCTCAAAAGTCGGCCGGTCTGTTGATGCCGGGGGATTGCTCCGTCGGCGTATCTAGATCAAGCAAATCTCCGAGTTCGGCGATGCGTCCTCGAAGTCTTGCGGTTTCCAAATCGGTTAATCTGCCGTTGTCGTTGGCCACTCGGTGCTCCTGCCGCCGGGACTCATAATGCTCTTTCAGTTTGCGCCACAGGTCCGACCCTTTGTCTATGGCAGTGAGAATCATTGTTCGTAAGCCCTGCCGTCTTCGGCCCGGCCAGGTGGTTCTGTAGGCGGTGTTGCCACCTGTGCTTTGCCGGCCAGTTCTTTCTGGACGTTCAGCTTCATCGATTCAGTAGTTAGCTTGGCCTTGATTTCCTCTAGGCTCATCTTGCCAGCCTGTGCCAACTTGACCATTTCGGTATCGCGCTTGACCAATGCCAGATTGGTTTCATGCTGCCGTTGCGCCTCGGCTTCCTGCCGGTCGATTTCTGCCTTGGCTTGAATAGCGTTTTGGCGCAGCTCCTCTTTTTGCATATCGGTCTGCGCTTTGACATTGGCCACTTCCAGGCTGGCGGTGACGCGTGGGTCTTGCGGTGGCTGTTGCGCCTGGGCCTCTTGCATGCGCTTTTTCTCATCCTCGGTGTATTGAAATCTTGACGGGTCGAGCTTTTGCGCCTTGAACGCCTCGATAATCCATTTTGCCGGATTGATTTCAAACGCAGGGTCTTTTACCACGGCCGCCATTTGCAAGATGGCTTGATTCTGCGCATCCCGCTCAAACAGAGCGGAAGAGCCCTTAGCGTTTATCTGTACATCACATTTCTCTGCGTCGTCTCCGTACAGCAACAGCCACTCGTAATATGCCCTGATGTGGGGCTCGGTGATGTTATCGTCAAAAAGTGTAGCTATCCGACGCAGTACCGCCGAAGAGTTGTTTTGCAGGATCTGCATGCCGCCCACGGTTTCGGAGGCATCGCCTTGCTGCCCTTGCATCATCAACGGCATATTGGTCAGCCGTTCAGCCATTGCCAGGGAATATTCGATAATTCCCATCAGCTCTTTCTGCGCCGATGGGATCAATATCGCTTTGACCGCATCTTCAACCCTCCGCGTATCCAGGTCGTCAACGTAGAAAATCCGCAGCGGTAAAAGGGCCATCGGTCCTTTGTCGGCTGGCTCAATACCCTTGCGCCGCATGAAAATCATCGGCCCGGCGGAGAGCGCTGCGTTGTTCAACATGGCGCGGGTCGCGGCATTAATCATGCGTTGAGGCGCGTTGACCTGATGCGCGATACCTATCCCCGCCCAGGTACCCTTTTTCCTTTGCCAGGGCATTACGTCATATGGGAATTTGCCGGAATCCAGTGGTGAGACAGCCGCCTTGATCACCCGGTCGTTCACCATGGTGATAATCGCCGGAACTTCTTCCGTACACTCGCACCCTGCCGCTGACATATCCTCGGGATCCAAGGTTGCGTGGCAATACCAAATTTCGTACAGCTCTTTCTTGTCACGGTCGGCGGGACTGTACTCCGAAGGTCCGTTCGGCCCTTCTTTCAGGCAGATGTCTATCTGCTCGTCTAGGTAGTCGCCGCCCCGCAGGGCTCGCAACTGCTTGGTGCTCAGGTAATCGCGCTCGAACAAATAGGAGCCACTGTGGATATCCTCACCACAGCCCTTGGCGGGGAACAGATTGTCGGGGTCAATACGTTTCGAACACGGCCGTGGTATTGCTTCAACAGCGGGCTCCAAGCCATATTCACCCCGGACGATCTTTTGAATCTTCCGCTTTACCGGCACCGGACCTTTGAGCACCCCCACACCCAGGCGGGCGGCATCCTCAATCACCCTCCTGACCTCGGCGTGCCATTGCGACTCAACCAGCCAGTCCCAGATGCGGGTCTCGGCCTTCTCGGCGCGTTCGGTGGCTTGTTCCCAAATGACTTTAGCAATATCGGCCACCGGGGCTTGGCTACCGTCCTCGAAGGTCTCTATTCCATCGCTGTTTTCGTATTCGTCAAGCTCAGGGATCGGGGTAGGATCCAGGCCAAAGGGTTTGTCGTCGGTGGGGAGTAGCAGATCAGCCACCCGAGCGGCGGCCATATCAACATAGGGCTGGGTAATGTTGACGTACACCGTCGATTTACCACCGTCGGCTGGTACGCTCCCAGTCAGTCGGCCACTCATGCTGGTCGGTTTTTGGTACTGGGATTCGGCACGATTGGCGTCATCGATGCCGTCATATGCGTCCTGTGCTTTATCCCAAAACGTACCGAGGCCCAGGGTGTCTCTGTACTCGACGGCCTCGGTACGTTTGGCCGCCAAGGACTGACCCAGGACATCCAGCCGACCATATTCGGTCTCGTCAATCATCAGTATTGCAGAGCCGTCAGGGCGACACCACCAGCCGCCGTCCATTTAAGCCGAACGGCCGTTACCGGGAAAGCCTGTTGCCCGGAAAAATTGACCGTCTTGCTGGCAATGGTGGCATGATCGAACACCGCCGAACCGTCAAACGTGTATTGCACGGTGTAGGTAGGTGAATCGGTGATCGTGCAACCGATTCCCATGTTGAAACCGGAATACAGATTAGCCCCGGCCTGCACGTTTTTCCACGGGCTCACCGCCTCGGCCGCCCACCCCATGGTCATGGTGTCGGCACCGATAGTGGCCGAGATAGCGACAGACGTGACGGTGGCGAAATGCTTGGTACTCGTGACCGTCGCCGCGCCGTTGGGCAGAGCGAGGCCGGTCTCGGTCTGCGGGTTGCCGTTGGCATCCGTGCCGGTGATAATGGCCGTTTTTGCTGAATGGTTGGTTGCGGAGATCTGGGTAATCGTAATCAGATGCCCCAGTTCGTCGCCCGCCGACGTGGCCACATTCGGCACCCATGGCCCCGCCCCGGTGCATTCGGTCGCCGTCGCCAACCCATCCGTGTCCGCCGCTACTGAAGTGCCACTGATCTTGATTCGCTCCATTTCGACCTCCAGAAACGCAAAAAGCCCGGCAGCCTCCAGGTTGGAGACTCGCCGGGCTTTTCAATATCCCCTCGCGGGGATTGAGAAGTAACCGATTATTACCGATTATTACTGATTTTTCGTATAGTTGGATATTTGGGTGAAAATGTCAAGCGGTTTTGTGTTATCTCACACCCCTCCGCACCCTGACATAGCTGGGCTCCTGCAATCCACCCACATTTACCGGGACCGTGACCGATACCTCTCCCACGATCCGAGACTCCATGGCCTGGCGTAGCTCATCCTCGAACCCCATGACAATCGCCCGGAGCTTGGATTCCGCTGCCGATCTACGCTGGACGGATTGCGTCATCCCAGCAGGCCCATGCCGGGGTCTTGGGGCGCCCATGTTGCGGCTACCGGGACACCAGATGCTCTTTGTTCCGCTCGCCGGCCCATTCGGCCGAACAATGACAGCACATCCACACCATCATCGTATTTCCCCGCCGGAAAACTCATCATTTGCGAGACCAGCCGGTCAGCCCATGCTGTCCGGGGGAAAAACACCCGCCCCTGCGACATCCGGCCGCGAAACGATTGTGCCCGCGTCTCTTTGTCGTGGACCGACGGGTACTGCTTGCGATAACAGGAAATTCCCGCCTCTCTGACTCGCTGGTCGATGAACGGCCCAAGTCCTTTTTGGATTGGCCCTGACTCCTCGGCCCACTCAACCGGGTTGTGCTGCCTGGCCAGCCGGATCATTTCGTCAATCCACCCCGCGCTATCGGTTTGACCATACCACCAGTCCAGCAGATACAGATTACCGTGCTCATCTACCCCGCCAATTCCATACTCGGTAAAATCA